CTGTTTCAAAATAATAACCTGGACCAGCTTTCAATCTGATATCCGCTGGATTTTCTAATAATGTATAAATCAAATTAAAATTAATACTACCTATATCTGTTTCTGGAAAATACATTCCTTCCAGATTAGCATCCCATTTATCTCTATTACCTCTAAGTTCTATACCAACTAAACCACCAATATCACTAGCCAAAATATCAATTTCTTCTTCCATAACAGTAAATGTTACTACACCTGTGTAAATATTATTAATATTTCCTTCTTCTGCCTGTATTCCTACCAACGGAGTCATAACCATAGCCAACACAACCAACAAAATCATTAATCTTTTAATAAAAATCACCTTCCCTAGTTTAGTATTGTTTTTAACCTAATAATTCATCTATGTAACTATCAGTTACCATATCTCGTTTCTGTCTATTAAAATCTTCAGGTGAATTAATCACTCTTTTATTTTCACCGACAACCTGCCCTTCTAAATTCCTAGCAAAACTTTCTTGGTTATCCTTTTCTATACCATGTAAAACATCTAAAACCTTATCTATATCTAAAGATTTTTCTACAACAGATTTAGCATCTTCATGAATAGATGCATTATACACTGCCCCTCCTATTGCATCAGCTAAATCTTTTGAACCTTCATCTGGATGGTCTACCTTACCTTTTATCTTATCTTCTTCCAATTCCAACAATTCATTATGTAAGATAGAATGTCTGAAAGTATTAAATCTTCCTTCATTAATAGCAGTCCTTAATACTGAATAGGGAGTAGATGTCCTATCTAATGAAACAGTATCAGCTTCAAAACCATGTAGTTTAAACTGTTGTATCATATCAACTGATTCATAACCATCACAAGAAACAGCCCTAATATTAAAATTTAATTCATCCCTCAAGTAATAATAAAACTCTCTGATTTTATAAAAAGGAATCTGACTTCCTTTCGCAGCTTCTAAAGTTACAGCTAATACAACCTTATAACTTAAATCAGTAACTTCAAAAACTTCACCATTCTGTAATCTTTTTGTTTTTGTAGTACCTTCAATAGCTACTAATGAAAGACCTGTCCTATCTCCATTCTTTGATGCATCAATATGTGCAAAACAAGGTTTTCTTCTATCAGCAGGATGTATTTTTTTAATATCCAAATAATCTTTTATATCCACAGAAGTTTCATCAAAACTTATAATAATATTTTCTACATTAAAAGGATTCTTTCTTGTTTCATCTGTACAATTTTCTAACCTGTTTCCATAAATAAATTTTGTTGTTGAAGCAATAGAAATACCTGCAATATCCATTAAAGCTGAATTTATATCTAATTCAAAAGCATCCCTGTGTTCAACAGGCACTTCTATAATATCATAACCCTGACTGATATAAACTTCTTCATCTTCACCTGGTTCTAAGATTTTAGATGTTAAATATTTATTTCCTACTGCTACTCTCATCATTTCTCCACTATAATTCTTTTGTGGTTTAACTTCCCATAAAGGTGCTTCAATTATTTTTACATTCTTATTATCTTTAACTTTTTTAGCATACCTTTCTAAAAAATCATGTTTAGACTTCTTAGATGAAACTAGGAAAAGCATACCACCCAATTCACCTAATTTTAAAAATCTACTTTCCATCCTTCTTTTTACTGCTCTATAAATCTTCATTACTTTAGACTTAACCATATTAGCATCGGAACCAGGTATAAATTCAACCTCATCTAATATACCACAATTATGAGATATTATCTGAGGAAATTCCTTTTCATTCTTTTCACCAAAATTAACCAAAAAGTTCTGATTATCTTCTACTCCCACAATATCATAAAAATCCATTTCTTCTTTTTCAGAACTATCTAACTTTTTTACATTCAAAACTTCCAAATGAAGGTTCACCTCCTACATACAACACAAACTAACTTAATAAATTAACATTAATAATACTAATTAATTTCATACCTTTTTCTAAATCTTTAGTTTCTACATATTTATATTCATCTTCTTCTTCAATCAAAAACTTATGATTATCAGTAGCATAAATTGTATAAACTATTTCATTGTTATCAATTAACTTTAATTCATAAACATCCTTACCTGTAACATCTACCTTAGTAACACCTTCAAAACTTTTCCATTCAATAGTTTTATTAAATTCATCATATGATAAAATTACATTATCAGGTGTTTCCAAATCTAATGCCCCATAAAATTTATCTTCTTCAATTTCTTCCTGATAGGGATACTCTTTATGCATTTCATCTAAACTTTTTATTCCATCTTCAGTAGTAACTTTAGTATCCCCTGACAGGCAAAATATATCTCTACCTAAACCGTGTTCTTCACCAGAACCTATAACAAATTCTATATCCTTACCTGGTTTATATCTTTTGTCTTTTCTTCCTCTTATTTCTCCATGTTTTCTAAACCAAGAAGAATTTAAAAGATATTCCTGCATTCTAGTATATGCAACACCCAATGACTGTTCAATTGTAACATTGAAAAATGCTATCCCAATTTTACTTCCAGAGGTAAGATTGTAGTGCTGCTGAGGATTCTTCAAACATAATAATTTATACAAGATATAACACAAACCAATAACAGCTATTTCTGTCTTACCTATACCAATAGCACCAGTCAAGATTGTTTCCATATAATTATTTTCTTCATTAAAAATTTCTCTCAATTCTTCTCTCCAAAAAGGATATATAGCTTCTCCTTTATTAGTACTCTTACCTAAATACTGCTCATCTTCAATGAAAGTATCTATATCTACGGGTATTTCTTCATAGTCTGCTTTCCATAATTCTTCTAATGTTTTAGATTTCCCATCTTCCCCCATTTCCTTCAAAATAACTTCTAAAATTTCCTGTTCAGATTCGTTCAGACCAGATATACCTAAATTTTTTAAAGTTTCTTTATCTATATTTCCTAAAGACAATATAACCACCTCTTGTTATCAAACTTCAATATTCCAACCTAATATTCTTAAAAACCTTATTCTAATTAAGACAGATATATCAAAAGTTTTTCTTGTTACAATTAGATTTCTTATCATATCAAATATCTGAGCCCTAAATTCCTTATCTATCTTAAACCCTAAATAAGTTTTTAAATTAATCCTTACATTTACAATAATTTCCTTATGTTGCAAATAAGGAGTTACTTTTACTTTTGAATTAGGTATCATGTCCATTATAGTTTCTCTTAAATCATATTCTGTCAAAGATACAAAGTTAGCTACATTAGAAAGACTACTAATAAAATGTTTATCATCTTCACTTAAATTTTCATCTTCATCATAACTATGTAAACTTTCTTCTAAATCCTCAATTATTTCTTGCCATTCTTTGTCATTATCCAAATTTATTCCTCCTTATTATTTTCGGATATATCTATAATTTCAGAGGATTGTAATGCTTCTTCTGTTTTATCTAAATCTCCTGAATCAATAACTTTTATTAAGGACTGTACTGCATCTCTAACTCTCTCTCTTGATGCTGAATCTTCTAAAACACCAGGCAATAAATTGTTTACAGTCTTATTCTGAGAATTATCAATAATAAAATTATAATATTTTTCATCTTCTACTATAGAATTTATTAGTTCCATAGACCTTTCTAATGATTTATGTAAAGTCCTTATAATATATGCCATTTGTCCGGGCTCTATATTACCCATTTTCTGTCTATCTGTAACTAAATCTATTAAATCATCTTCCATACTACCTAAAGAATCTATCAATTTAACAACTCTTTTTAATTCCTTTTTAGCTAAAATCACCAAAAAAGCTTTCATATTATCTACAGTATTATCTGACAATAAGTGGGATATTGCCTTTTCACTCATGCCATCCATACTTGATGCTTTTTCAGCTACTTCCTTTAAAGATAAAGATTCTACTTCTTTTTTTATATCTTCATCTGTTTCTTCCTGAATATCTTTTCTAATATCTTCAGATTCTTCAATATTTGACATATTTAGTAACCTCCAAAAACAAACCCTATTTAACCAATAAGGTTTTTAGTCTTTTCTAATAAAACATCCTTAAAATTATTTTCTACTGTATCTAATAAATAATTTTCCTGTTCATAATAAGACTTTCTCATCTTTTTCATAAGTTCTGCATCGACGATAAATTCATATTCAAACATATCATAACCGCCCCGACTACTTGTCTTTAAAAACAACTGACCCAATATAGGTAAATTCAAATAAAATTCTTCAGCTTCCATATTCCCCTTTTTCTTCAAATTATTAAGTACCACTAATTCTAAAGCTGTTAAAAAAGTTTCAACAATATCTTCTTCAATTCCCATAAGAGTTGCTATTTCTTTAGTATATTCTTCTCTTGTCATATTTCTTGCTATATAATCAAACAAATAATTACCTACAAAAAAATCTTCATCATCATAACCATCCAAATCAAACATCATTTAACCCCCTCCAAAAACTGGATTATACTAGCGAGAGCAAATGCTCTCGCTAGTATTTTATTTAAAATTTCCAAGAAAACTCCATCCTAATTTTGTTTTTGATTAAGGTGGAGATGAATTGGAATGTTGGAGGGGAGCAACTTCTCCAACAAGTTTAAAGCTCCCTTTGTTAGTTCTTACGAACTATCTCCGCCAATGCGGGTGAGTTCCCTTCGCTAAGGTTGGGATAGGCACAGGTTGTGATGATGTTGCATATCATCAGGATAACGATATGAGGTCGTCCATCACAACTTTCAGAGCTTGAGGCTTGGGAAGCACCTCAAGGTGTATATCTAACACTTAATCCCGAACATAGCTCATATGCCTTCACCTTCGAGAAGACATCGCTAAAGCTAATCTCCTACTCCACTACGAAACTTTTTCAAGCTCCATCCTAATCTTAGTTCTGATTAGGGTGGAGTAGTTGACTTATATTGAACAAGGAGTATATCCACAGCTAGGGCACTCCACACATCCTCCCATCTGTCTTAAATTAGTCTTACAACCAGGACAAATATCCTGTTCTATAAAATCTAATTCTGACATTTCAACTTTTTGTTCAGTATCTTTTTCTTTACTTAATATACCTTTCCTATTACAACCATCTCTATAAATTGTCATACCTTTCAAACCCTTTTCATGTCCATAGACATATGCTTTCTTAACATCATTAACTGTTACACTATTATCCATATTTATTGTACTACTTATACTACTATCAATATATTTCTGCCATTCAGCCTGTATATCAATTCTTTCTATATAGTCTAATTCATGAGCTGTAACTACATAATCAGGGAGATTGTCTTTATCTTTTATATCCATAGCTGACATTAATTGTCTAATAACGGGAGTAAAAATTTCATGTTCTTGGTCTTCTTCAGCTATTGATTCTGTCTTTCTAGTATAACTTATAGCAAAAATAGGTTCAATACCACCACTAACACCAAACATATTACTAATACTACCTGTAGGAGCTATTGATAATAAGGAGCTATGTCTTAAACCATATTTTTGCAACAATTCCTTTGTTTCTCTTGTAGCATTAAGTTGTATAAAAGGTGAAGTTAACATTTCTTTATCATAAGCTGGAAAAGTACCATCTTCTTTCGCTAGTAAAGCTGATGTTTGTAAAGCTTTGTTTATCATTATGTGTCCTAATTCATTACAAATATCTAATGATTCTTCAGAACCATATTTAATCCCTAATTTTATCAGCAAATCAGCAAAACCCATCAAACCTAAACCTATTTGTCTATACTTTTCCGCTGTTCTTCTTTGAGATTCTAAAGGATGATAATTCATCCCCTCATCTAAAACATCATCAAGAGCCAAAATACCTTGTTCAACAAGGTATTCAAATCTTTTATAATTAATCCTTGCATTATCAGTAAAGGGATTATTTACTATTTCACTTAGATTAATACTGGATAAGGAGCATGCGCCATATTCAGGTAATGGTAATTCTCCACAAGGGTTAATTCCCCTATATTCAAATTTTGGATGATTCGTTGTTAAAGCCCAATTGTTTATCCTATCCCAAAACAACATACCAGGTTCAGCAGAATTCCAATTTGAATATGCAATTTTATTCATTAATTTAGTAGAATCAACTTGTTTTTTAATTTCTTCTCCAGTATCTTTAACACTATAATACAAATCATACATTCCATTATTCTTATAAGTTTCCATAAAATCATCAGTAACTTTTATGGAAATGTTAGCAAAATTAAACCTATCAATTTCATTCTTTGATTCAATAAATTCCTCAATATCAGGATGGTCAATATCCAAAAATACTAATAAAGCTCCTCTACGGTTTTTCTGACCAATAATGCCTGTTACTATATTATACAAGTCCATAAATGATACTGAACCTGTTGTTTCTTTAGCAGCATTATTAACTCTAGAACCTCTTGGGCGTAAAGTGCTAATACCAATTCCAACTCCACCACCAAAAGAATAGGTCTTAGCCATCTCATATGCTGTCCTAAATATACCTTCTAAACTATCATCCATTACAGGTAGATAATAACAGTTTGCATATGTAACTTTTCTTCCATATTTCCTTACACCTCTATTAGCTAATATCCTACCAGCATAACAGAATTCCTTTTTTCTAAGCAATTTAAATATTTCACTATTACCATTTGATACCCTATATAGAAATTCTGGGAAACTTTCATTCTTAAACCTATACTTCTTGTTATAAATTGTATGAGCAACATCCAAATCAAACCAAGCTTTTTTCCTTTCCTTTTCCATTTCATGCCTATAAATTATATAAGACTTCGCTATTTTTTTATAACTAAATTCTATCAAAGTTTCTTCAACATAATCCTGTATTTCTTCTACATCAACTTCATCTAAATATAATAAATATTTCTTTTCTACAAAATCAGCGACTTCTTCTCCAATTAATTCAGAATCACTTCTCCCCAAATCATCAGCTGCATTTCTTACTGCTTGTACTATTTTCTCCCTATCATAAGCTACTTCATTACCACTTCTTTTAATTACTGTCAAATTTTCTACCACTAATTTACCACTCCTTTTTGGATTTCAGCTATTCTGTATTATTCAAACTATCCTTAATCATCTTTTTGAAAATTGTATTCCTTAAAAACATATTATTAAATATATCATTTTTAATTTCTTCTAACAACCTATTTAATTCCCTGATATTTTCCCTATCAAATTCTTTGGTATTTTCTATAACTTTAATTAAATAATCTAAATCCCGTTCTGAAGACCTGTCTATTTTTATCAGTTTTTCGAGTACACATTCTAGAAAAACTATTTTTTTATTTCCTTCCTTATCATATTCATATAAATCTATAATTTCTTTGTAGAAATCCAAAATTAAGCTATCTAAATCATTTTCATTCTTCATCTTCTTCTTCGCCTTTTACCATTTTACCATTTTTATCTATTTTATATAATGAACCACTTGTTAACTTCATATGGTCACCAGGACTAGCTAATGCTAGTGCTTGATAATCCATCCTAGAGCCATCATTATTAACACTACTAGCATCAGAAATTATTAAACCATCAAAACTCTGAATTTTCGGCACTAAATTATAGTCTGAGGATGAGAAATTAATTTTTAATAAATACTTTTCAGGTTCTGTTTCTGTATCTACTCTTTTAAATAATGCTAAATATTCTTGGTTACTATTAGTCATTCTCATTTCACCTTCAAAAACATTACCAGCTATTTTATCTTCAATTTGTTTTGTCAATTTATAAGGGTTAAAATCACTATCATCAGGAAAAATATCTAAATTAGGAGAGATTGAAACAAATCCAGCTCCCCAACCCTTATCAGATTTAGAATTTCCACTACGTGTATAAGCTCTACTTACATATCCATATTCTTCTTGGTCTTCTGAAGTAAAATGTTTCGTATAATCTCCTATACCTTCTACATATATAATCATATTTTTATTCCTCCATTTTTAATTTAAGTTTTTTTCATTAGGTATCTGAACTTTTTTCATTACTCTTCTTAACCAGTTTAATTTTCCTTTAATAGTATTAGATTTAGTAACAGTATATTCAATTTCAAGTTTCTTAAAAATATCCTTCCATTCCATTTCCTTTATATCATAATAATAATAAAACAATATTATGGTAAAAACTTCCACTAATTCTTCCCTATCAGGTATCTTTATTTCTTCACCTTCATAATACTTCAACAAATTAACAAAACTGTCCTTATCTAAAATAAATGTTAATTCAGACAAAAGACTATATTCCTTAGTATCCTTCAACAAATAAAGAATTATTAAAGAAATAAAGTATAAGTCAGAAACTTCCGAAACCTTATTAAATAAATGTCTAAAATTAGACACTTTATTACCTCCTTAAATATTCTAAAAATCCTCATTAGGTAATCTTACATCAAAAGATTCATAAGAAACTATATTGTCATATATACCCTCATAACCACTCCCTCCTAAATATTCTATTACATAATCCTTAACTTTTTCTTTAATAACTTTATATAAAAACCTAGTATATGGTAATAAAGGTTCTGGCAAATTCCCAAAAACAGTAAATTCATCATGACTTATAGAACAAATTATTGTTAAATACAAATTATCATAATAAAAATAATCAGGAGTAAACTTACAATTATCTTCAAAAGTTTCCCTAATAATTTCTGGCATTTCCATAACAAAACTTTTAATTTCTGATATTTCAAATCCTTTAGTTAAAGAATAAGAACCAGCATAAAACAATCTCCTTATTTTTTCATATTCAATACTACATTCCACTTCAATAATTTCTGTATTATAATCATCCCTATATTCCCTTCTAGTACCTAACAAATATTTCAGCAAATAAGCTGTCCACTTATCTACTTCTAATTCCCCATTTGCTACCATCTGGTATAATTCACTCGCTGCTCTATGAGATATTTCATCTGCACTTCTTTTATCTTCAACAAACTTTTTCCATAAAAGTATCATTCTAGCTAAACTTCTGATAGCAAGATATAATTCAGGGTCTGTTTTATCTTTTTCATAAATATCTTTAACTACCTGTTCTCTCCTTAATAATTCTTCTATATTAAACATAACCTACACTCCTATCTATCATGCAACATCAGACAGATATGAAATCCCATCCTTACCCTTTATTATTTTAATTTCCTTGTCTGCTGGTATAAACAAATCTGACCTATGAGAAATCTGATAAATTGATTCTAAATCTTCATTTTTTCTAGCGATTAGTTTTAATTGTTTATCTATACCTGATTCATCTACACTATCAAAAACTTCATCTAAAACTAATATATTGAACCCAACACCAGCTTCATTCATACTTAAATCCCTTAAAGCAAACTGTATTGCTACATCAATCCTTCTTTTTTCACCACCAGAAAGTGATTCATATATCCTATCATCAAAAAATATTAACAAATCATTTCCATCTAACTTAACACCAATAGTTTTATTTTCATAAAGTATTTCTGAATATTCTTCTAGTTTGTAATTTATGTAATTGACAACCCCTCTTAACAAATAACTTCTAAATTCCCTACTTACCATCCTTTTCATATGTTTTGCAGCTGATATTAATTCTTCTTCTTCTTTTAATTTTTTATCATATTCTTTATACCTTTTTTCTATTTCTTCTATCTGGTCTTCATATTTTTGTCTTTCATCTTTCAAATATTCTATAGAAACATCAAATTGAGGTCTATCATCTAACTTTTCTTGTAGTTTATTTTCTTCTTTATATAACTTAGATTCCTTTTCTGTCAGTTCAGTTACCTTATTATCAAGTTTTTCATACTTGCCACGCAGCACTTTAACATTTTTAGTATTTTCTTCCAAATCAGACTTTATTTCTTTGATTTCAACCAAAACATCTTCCTTAAGATTTTCTACCTTTTCTACCTTATCACTTAAAATTTCTCCACAAAAATGACATTTTATTTCCCCATTATCGCCTTTTAAATCTTTTAATACGTTATTCTGTTTATTCAAATCTTTCTTTAAATTCTTAATATTGTTATTAAAATTATTTATTGTGGAATCTAATTTTGATTTCTTAGTTGTTAAATCCTGTTTTTCTTCTACAATGCCTTCCCTTTTCTTTCTTAAACTTTTAATATTATTCTCTATTTTTTCTACTTCTTTATCAGAAAGAAAATTATTTGTTTCTTCTATTTCTTTGATTTTATTATCTATAGTAGTAATTTCCTGTTCTGCAGACCTTTTCAAAGCTTCTTGTGATGCTTTATTTGATAAAATATCATCTCTTATTTCAGACTTTTTATTTATATAACTTTTTAACTTTTCTTTTAAATCTTCTATAATCTTAGCAGAATCTGAAATATCTTCTAACCTATTTTTCCTTGCAGAAGGAGTTAACCCGGAAAACTTATTGGGCAACCCCTGTCCTAATATCATAATAGATTCAATCAAATCTGATGATAAAAAATCAAAAGTATTATCAATAATTTGATTTGTCTTTGTCATTGTTGAACCAGAAGCATCTTCACCATCAATTTCAAAAGTTATATTATTACCATGTTCTGGATGATTTCTTCTTCTAACAATTCTATAATTACTATTACCATATTCAAATTCTATATCAACTTCTGTATATCCTTTCCAATACCTATTAATTATATCATCTTTTTTCTGCCCTCTTACTGTTTCTCCCTGTAAAGCCCAGAGTAAAGATTCAAAAATAGCTGATTTACCTGAACCATTAGAATCAAAACTTTCTTGTTTGTTTTCTCCTGAAATCCTAACTAATCCTTCATCTACAAAATCAATTTTTATTTCTCCTAAAGACATAAATCCCTTAGTATGTAATTTCAATATTCTTATGTATCTCAAACTATATAACCTCCAGTTTTAAGAATTAACCATGTAAAATCTGCTGTCCTGAATCTGCTTGTCTGGATTCATCTAATTTTTTTATACATTCTTTACAAATATCTTTTCCTCTAAATTCTACCAGTACTGCATCTTCATCTTCAGATTTAATACCACATAAAACACAAGTTCTTTCTTCAGACATTTGTATACACCTCATTCCTTTATTTCTTTTAGTACCTGTCTATAAACTTTTTTAGGAAATTTAGGTTCAGTTTCAGTATCTAAAAAATTATCAAAAGCATCTAATCCTGATTCAAATGAAGTAATCTTTTCAACATCAGTATTATCCATTTTCCTTACAGAACTCTTTTTAACAATTGTTCTTATCCTGAAATTAATAATATTTTCATATGTACTAATTAGTTCTCTAGCTTTATCTTTTAAAGCATAGTCAATTGCTGCCTTAACAACAAAATTATTACCATCTAAACTATCTAATTTAGTTTTTAATTCCCTTATTGTTTCTGTTTCAATATTAATAAACTTCATAGCATAAGGATTTTCAAAAAATTCTATTTCCATATTATCAATATCTAAAATAAAAGCTGAAGGATAATGTAATTCATATTTATCAGAAAAACTTACTCCCGTCAAACTACCCACATTGATAATCCTATCTTTAACAACCCAGCATGACTTATGAATATGCCCATTAACAATAAATTCAAATTTATCCTGTAAATATTGATGACTGACTCCTGACATCCCTAATTCTTCCATTAACTGTTCATCAAGTATAGTTAAATGAGAAAATAATACATCTCCCTCTAATGTTTCCAACTTTTCAAAATCAACTTCCCCATTTTTAGGATAAGGATAAAAAGAAATATTATCTACAGTTTTCGGAAATGAAACAACTTCCAAATTATTACCTAATTCCAGAATATCTATAGAATTAATCATTGTCTTACTACCTGAACTTTTTAATCTTTCATGATTTCCTAATATATGATATTCTGGTACCCCCTTTGAAAATGAAA